CACTTTGGATTGGTTATGACCCTTGGAATTCACAGTACTGGGTGCAAGAGATGAGAGAGTTTGGCTTTGAGATGATAGAGGTAAGGCAAGGTTATAAAACACTAAGCCCTGCGATGAAGGAACTTGAGGCGGATTTAAAAGCAAAGTTAATTAATTACAACAATAACCCAATCCTCAAGTGGTGTTTTACTAATACAAGTGTAAAGATGGATGAAAACGGGAATATTCGCCCAGTTAAAGGACAGAACCAGCGACAACGCATAGATGGTATGGTGAGTTTGCTCATTGCTTATGTGGTATTGCAGCAGAAGTTGAATGATTATTTAGCCTTGCTCTGAAAGGTGGTGATTAGGTGCAGAGAAGAAGCTTATTCGAGATGATATTTGGTGGCAGGAAACAAAAGCAGGTAGATGCGACATATTTGAAGTTGCTAAATTCTTTTGTGCCGTCTTTTATCCCGTTCGGCGATGAGGCTTACGCAAGCGACGTAGTTAGGGCTGCAGTGGATGCTATAGCAAGGAACGCTGCAAAATTAAAACCCAAACACATCAGAAGAGTGAACGGACAAATTTTCTTGGTTAACTCAGAAGTGCAAAGGTTACTTAGCTTGAGGCCCAACCCTTACATGGACGCTTATACGTTTTACTATCGCATTATTACGCAACTATACATGAAGAATAACAGCTTTGTGTATATCGATACTGATAGCGATGGAAACATTAAAGCATTCTACCCAGTGAACTTCAGCAATGTTGAGCTGTTAGAAAGTAGGGGAGAGGTCTTTGTAAGGTTTAGCTTTTTAGGTGGCGACAAAGTTGTGCTGCCTTATTCAAGTCTAATCCATTTGCGAAGGCATTTTTATAAGCATGATTTCTATGGTGAAAACAACGAAGAAGCTTTGTTGCCAACGCTTGAGCTAATTAACACAACAAATCAAGGTATTATAAACGCTGTAAAGTCCTCTGCGAACTTGCGAGGACTTTTAAAATTTTCGCAGGCAATGCTCAAACTTGAAGACATAAAAAGGGAAAGAGATAGATTCGTCAGTGAATATATGGATATAACAAACAACGGCGGCGTGGCAGCACTGGACGCAAAAGCTGATTATATACCGCTTAACAACGACCCGAAAATCGTAGACAAGGATACGATGGAGCATATCAAGCAAACAGTTTATTCTTATTTCGGTGTTAGTGAGGCAATAATTCAAAGCAAATACACTGAAGATGAATGGAATGCATTTTACGAAAGCACGATAGAGCCGCTTGCGGTGCAGATGAGTTTGGAGTTTACCAGTAAGATATTTACAGAACGAGAATTAGGATATGGCAATGAAATTGTGTTTGAGAGTAATAGATTGCAGTATGCTTCGAACAAATCGAAAACGAGCATGATAGCAACGTTGATGCCTTTAGGCGTATTAAGCATAAATGAAGCAAGAGAAATACTCAATCTTGCGCCAATAGAAGGTGGAGACAAGCGGCTTGTTAGCTTGAACTTTGTGAACGCACAATATCAAGATATTTACCAGTTGGGTGACGAACCACAAGCTGAAGAAAGCCAAGGAGGTGAAGGACAGGATGGCAGCGATACCAGTTCATCATACGGAAACAGTGGATAAGCCTTGGGATGCAGCGAAGAATGAAAAGAGGCTGAGGAGCGGCGAGAAGGAAAACTATTACAAAAAAATGTATGCGTGGCAAGACCCAGACGCTAATCCTGAGACCAAGAGTGCTTACAAATTTCCACATCATGAAGTAGATAGCGACGGGAACATAGGGCCTGCAAACATCAGGGGTTGTATAACTGGCATAGCAGTTTTGAACGGTGCTATGGGCGGTGCTGATATACCCGAGCGGGACAGGAAGGGTGTATATGAACACTTAGCGACACATCTGCGAGATGCTAAGATAGAGCCTGCCGAATTGAAGGCTTATGTTCGTCCCAAAGAAATTAGAATGTTGGACATATCAGCGGTAACCGAAACAAGCGAGATGATTGTAGAAGGGTATGCAATCAGGTTTAATGAACCGGCCATATTTGCACTTAATGGTGTTGAATATAGGGAAATCATAGCACCTACAGCTTTAGACAATACAGACATGAGTGATGTGCCACTGAAATACAATCATAGTGACCATGTGATGATAATGGCACGAACACGCAATAAGACGCTGCAACTGATTAAAGATGAGAAGGGACTCAAAATCAGGGCGAAATTAGCTAATACTACAGCTGGTAGAGATTTATATGAACTTATCAAGAGAGGGGACATCGACAAGATGTCCTTTGCTTTTACTGTGCGAAAAGACAAATACGACAAGGAAACACGCACAAGAACGATTTTGGACATTGAGAAGATTTTTGATGTATCAGCGGTAGATATACCAGCCTATGACACAACTTCAATCTATGCGAGAAGTTTTGCCGAACTGGAGAGAGAGGCAAACATGCTGGAGAGCATGGAAAAACGCAGAAGATTGAAGTTGTTAACTTATACATTTTAGAAACTAAAGGAGGTAGTTTGTTATGAATTTCGAAAAAAGGTTACAAGAAATTGAGCAGCGTAAGCTTGAGATAAGACAGCTTCTTGAGGATGAGACAAAAGAGATAAATCTTGATGAGTTAGAGGCTGAACTGAGAAATCTTGAGGCAGAGAAAAAAGACATTGAAAAGAGAATGCAGATTGCAGCTGGTATAGCAGCTGGAAAGGAAGATGTAAAAATAATCGAGAAGGAGGCAAGGAAAATGAACTTTGCTAAAGAGAATATACTTGAAACTGAAGAATACAGAAGCGCATTTTTCAAGAAATTGCTTGGCAAGCCACTTACAGAGGTAGAAGAGAGGGCATACACAACCGCAGCAGACAGCGCAGGTGCAGTAATACCAACACAAACAGCTAACATACTCTTTGAAAAGATGGTTGCAGTTGCACCGATGTTGAACGAGATTACTTTGCTTCGCGTTGCTGGCAACGTAAGATTTGCGGTTGAAAACGTAAGAGATGCTGCAGCTTTACATGCTGAAAACACTACTGTCAACCCTGCAGCTGATAGTTTAGCTTACGTGGACCTTGCTGGCTATGAATACATGAAGGTTATTAGAATCAGCAAATCTGTTGCTACTATGTCAATAAACGCTTTTGAAAACTGGCTTGTGAATATGCTTGCAGAGGATTTGGCTGTTGCTATAGAGAACGACATCATTAACGGGAATGGTGTATCTAAGCCCAAGGGTGTCGAATATGCTGCCACTTGGACAGCAGGAACTAATTTGGTAACTTTCGTCAATGGCGGGGCGCCGACTTTTGATAACATCATGGACATGATCGCTGCGCTACCGCAGCGTTATCACGGAAATGCAAAATTCCTCTGCAACAGCGAATTCTTGTATGGCTACCTTGCAAAAATCAAGGATGATAGCAAGCAGCCCATTCTCGTAAAGGATATGGTAAACGGATTGCAGTTTAGGATTATGGGCTTCCCGGTACTGCTCAGTGACAAAGTAGCTGATAAGACCATGTATTTCGGTGACTTCAAGAAGATTGTAGGTAATCTTGCCCAGGACATTACTGTTGAAAGTTCAACCCAATCCGGTTTTCTCGCTAACGCTATAGATTTCCGTGGCACTGTAATTTTTGACTGCGATATAGCGTTGCCAGATGCTTTTGTAAAGCTTACCGAAGCAACAGTGTAGTATGAGCGGGGGGATTTAACCCCGCTCTTTTTTTTAAGGTGGTGATGAAATGATTGTTTCGCTTGAGGAAGCAAAACAGCACTTGAGAGTTGACACAAATGATGATGACACATATATACAGATGCTTATAAAAGCGGCAGAACAGTATGTGCAAAATACGACCGGCAAAACGTTCGACGGCACAAATGCACTTGCTAAAACTGTATGTTTGTTACTCATCGGTGATTTATACGACAACAGACAATTGAGCACTGATAAAGCAAGTGACAAGGTAAGAGATATAGCAACGATGATACTAACACAGCTTGCGCTGAGTGGTGATACGGCATGATAAAAAACGCTGGTGAATTAAGGCATAGGATAACACTGCAGAAATTCGCCACAACAACAGATGCAGACGGATTTGTCGTGCAGGATTGGGTTGATGTGGCAACGGTTTGGGCAGCGGTAGAGAATTTACATGGACGTGAATACTGGGAAGCTGCTACAGTGCAGGCAGAAAATACGGTAAAGTTTACGATTCGCTACCGGCCTGATGTTACAAACGATATGCGGATTGTGTTTCGGGGCCAGACGTACGAAATAACAGCAATAGACAATATCAAATACCGCAACGAATTTCTCGAAATAAAGGCGGTGGCTTTAAATGCCGGTTGAGGCAAGGTTTGAGGGCATGGATGAACTTTTACGCAGGATAGCAGAGCTTGGGGAGAAAGGCGGTAGAATAGAGAATGAGGCGCTAAAAGAAGCTGGGGAATATCTCGCTGAAGAGATAAGAAAAGAGGCTCCACGTTCTAAGCTGAATAGAGAGATTCACTTGCAAGACGATATAACTTGCTCTAATGTCAAAACAAAAGACGGGCAAAAGTATGTAGAAGTAGGCCCTACTAAGGAAACAGCATGGCGTGCCAAGTTTGTTGAATTTGGGACTGTGAAGATGAGAGCCAATCCATTTATGAGCAGAGCATATGAAAAGAATAAAGCCAAGGTGCAGGAGATAATCAGGCAAAAGCTTAAAGAAGGGCTGGGATTATGATGAGCCTAAACCAGCTTGTGATGAATGCACTAAAAAATATAGGTGTGCCAGTATCTTTTCAGACTTATGTAGGCACGGCAGACACTTGCATCACGTTTTTTTGTTATTTAGAAACAGGCGAGTTATACAGCGATGATACCCAACAGGCAACAGGGTATTATGTCCAGGTAGATGTTTGGAGTAAAGGCAACTACTCGGCCATAGTAGAGCAAGTAAAGTTAGCGATGCAGAATGCTGGCTTTTCTTTTTTGTCGGCTTACGATTTATTTGAAAGCGATACGGCAACGTATCACAAAGTTTTAAGATTTTATTATCTTAAGGAGGTAGAGCAAGATGGCTAAGATAGGGATGAAAGACGTACATTATGCAATACTGACAAATGATGACGAAACCGGGGTACAGTATGAAGCTCCAGTGAAATTACCCGGGGCCATAAGTGCAAAGATTTCTGCAAAAACGAACATTGATACACTTTACGCAGACGACGGCGCTTTCGAGACTGCAACAACGCTCGGAGAAATTACTGTAGAAATCTCGCTTGCAGATTTGCCGCTTTCGGCACAAGCGGATCTGTTAGGACACACACTGGAGAATGGCATACTTAAGGCAAAATCGACCGATGAGGCACCGTATGTTGCGCTTGGGTTTAAGGCGCTAAAGAGCAATGGCAAATACAGATACTACTGGTTGCTCAAGGGTAGGTTCCAGATACCCGATGATGAGAGCAAGACCAGAGAGGATAAGGTTACTTTCAAGACGGGTACG